GTGTAGTAGGTTATATGGCCAGGGTAGGGGGTCTTTTGCCCTGGCCGATACCCTGCCCACCCTGACCACCCTCACTTTTCGCTCAAGGTCTGTCGATTTGTTCCGATAGGTCTTGTATGGGTAGGAATGGACTTGCTCATAAACACGCTGGAGGTTTTCATGATTCCTGGATTACCACTCCTGACTTGCTACGATAAGGACGGCAACCACCTCACCTTTCAACGCATCTATGGCCACAAGTTCGCCTTTTGTCACACAAATGGGCTGTGGTACTACGACCTTAAGGGTGACCGCTTCGATGTAGTGCGCAGGGGGCAGTCGTTTAAGGAACGCCAGACCAACCCAGGCACTGCCATTGACTGGACGTCAAGGAGGTTGTCATGCCCCTGATTCAATGGGAAGCAAGAGCGGACTTCCGGGGATTCAATCTCACAGCAGGCGCTGTAGACGCTGAGCTGATTGAGATTGCACGGGACACCTGGTATCTGAGGTCTAACGTGGGTCGATACCGCCTAGACGCTCACACCCCCAAGGAGGCACAAAAGCGGGCACTTGCGATTATCATCCGTTTGATCGAGGAGACGCTGGCATCTATCGCTGTCCCAACGCCTGAGAATCGACGGAGGGTAGGGTGACCCAACGTTTGGTGTTCTGGTATCGGACAACCTTCAGGTGGCGCTTTTACTGCGCTGATTGGAAGCTGAAATGACAGCATTTTTGAGGCTCTACAAGCAGACCAACAACGGACTAGTGTTTTTTAAGGAGTTTTCCGGTTGCTCTGTCAGGACTCTCTTAGGTGAAGCGCAGGAGCACGCTGGAGCGTTGTCTCCTGTGGGTAAGCCACTGTATGGAGCTGACCCTACACAGTGGGAGTCAGAGGATGGCGAGTGGGTGGCTCTGCGCGCCTATGGACCTAGGAGGTGTTTGGTATGTCCTGTCTAGTACTGCACACCCTAGGGGGTAGGTTCGATGTGTCTTTGAGTAAGGATGAGAAGGGGCTTGACGCCTCAGAGCAAGACTTGGTACAACGGTTTTTTACACCAGAGGAGTTCGATGACTATGGAGAAGACAATTTCGAAGAAGACCGCCGTTCAGGGTTTGAAGGGGAAGGCACACATTGTTGGTGCAAGCCCTGGGGGTAATGGCAACCTGCTGGTATGGGACGCAGACGGGATTTTGTGGAAGGTGGACGTGCGCGGTAACTGGTCGGCGGTACCTGACAGGAGGGGTGAGTGATGAGTTTTGACCTTAATCCAAAAGAGACACTTGCATGGAGGTATTTATGTTTGGGTTGGCCATCTGCTTCTTCGCGGTTGGAGTGTTATCCGTGTACGGCGCTTACGATGAGTGGCGAAGAGAAAGAGACTACCTCAAGGGCAACGCCGATGATGAGCTGCGCTGGGGGTGAGATGCCCGTGGGCCCTGTGATGAACCCCTATGATAGGCGTGTGCGCCGCTTGGAGAAGCGATAATGGGAATGACTTTGCTACCTGAAGAGATGAAACCAAGACAGCGCCTAAGCATTGAGGGTATCAAAGCCGCTCGACAGGCAAAGCTAGCTGCTGCCTTTGAGCAGGGCATTGCAGCGGTTGAGTATCAGTTGGCTACCAACGGACAGACTCAAGTGTTCGACGCAGCCATTGCTGCACATTTTGCCGATATCGGCTGTTTGGTGTCGCCAATCGATGAACACAACTGGCTGCTAATCCTCCCCGAGTAACCCTTGACCCCCTTCCCGTTAAATGCTATAATTACTAGCATATTTGAGCAGTGCTCGAATCGGGAGGAGGGTCTGTGACCGAACTGCCTAAGACAATTAATAAAAAACGTAACCCAAAAGGGACCAACCCGCGGGGCCGCCGAAAGGGCTATTCGCCAAAGAAGGTCTCCCCTACTTTGCACTCAAAAGAAGAGCGCGCAGCAAGGTCAGCGGATCTGGCTGAACGCATGACTCAGGGCATACCCCCGCTACAGGCTAGGGCTGAGCATATGGTCAAATACCAGATCTCCCCTCCCACCTGGTGTCGTGACTATAAGTTGGCACTCGAATTGCTCCACAAAACTACCGAAGATGTGCGCCCCAAGATACCGGGTCTCCTTCGCACTTATGCCAACAAAGCCCTTGACCTAGCTGTCAAACGTGTGGAACAAGGTATCGCTCCCCCTTCTGAAATCATTAAGGTAATCGACGCAATCGCACGTTTGTATGGCCTTGACCAACTCCTCAACGGTGAGGATAGTAAGGGGGCACCACCTCTGCGGGTGGTGCTAACACACAATCGCCCACAGGAGATCGACGATGGGAAGACAATCGAGGGAGAAGTTGGAAGAGACGATAGCCCCCAGGATTGACCTTGGCTTTGAGCCCGACGACGACTCAGGGGCTGAGGTCATGGACGATGCTGATGAGTGTGATGAATACGAGCATGAGTGGTGGGAATGACTGATATTATCCTGTCTGTGCCACAATCCAAGTTCATTACCGCTGAGCTACCAAGGGCGGCTTTTGTCGGTGGTGTAGGGTCGGGTAAGACGTTCACGTTGGCGCTGTTCGCTGAGATGATGCGCAGGCAGTACCCTGATTGCCAAGGGTTCATTGGAGCCAACACCTACAAACAGCTCAAGAAGGCGACACTGGCAGGTGTGTTCAAAGCATGGCAGGAGTGGGGTCTAATACAAGGTAAGCATTACCATTATCACAAGACAGACCATGTGATTAGCTTCCCAGGGCAGACGGGCACTATCCTGTGCGGTTCGCTTGAGGAGTATGACAACTGGCGGGGTATCGAGATTGGATGGTTTGCTGGTGACGAGGCTGCCTACTACGCAGAGGAGGCCTACGATATGTTCGTCGGGCGGTTGCGGGACAAGCGCGGCCCCCGTATCATGCGGCTGTTCACTACCCCCAAGGGCTTCAACTGGCTTTACGACCGGTTTGACCAGGATGATGAGGCACTGGTTGTCAACAGCGCGACACAAGAGAATACCTCTTTGCCCGCAGACTACGTCAAGTCCATGGAGACGCAGTATGACCCTGAGGTCTACAAGCAGGAGGTGCTAGGACAGTTCATCAACCTGAACACTGGCGCTGTCTATCGCATGTTTGATTCCGCTTTGGTGTCAGAGGCCTTTGACCGAACGGCAGGGGAAGCCGTCTACTGGGGCAATGACTTCAACGTCAACCCTATGACAGCAGTGGCAGCCGTAGTGCGAGGGGATACCATCGTGATATTCGATGAGCTTTTCCTGCAAAACGCCACGACCTTCGATATGGCCGCTGCCATGCGTGACGCTTACCCTGACTCGACAGACGCCTACCCGGATGCATCGGGCAACGCGCGCAAGAGTTCGGCTGTGTCCACTGACCACCACATTCTCAAAGATGCAGGGTTTCGGATCCACTGCAAGCGCAGTAACCCTGCGATACGGGACCGCTGGAATTGCGTCAACGGGCTGCTGCACCACAGACGGGTGCTGATACACCCACGCTGCAAGCGAACCATCCGGGACTTTCAGCGATTGACTCACGATAATAAAGACGATATGTTAGGCCACATCAGTGACGCTGTTGGTTATCTGTGTTGGGGCTTGTTCCCTCTACGCCGAAGGGCTAGTTTTTCGGAGGTTTTGTAATGGCACTGCGCGATGATGTTCCAATGTTACTGGCTTTATGGAGAGAGAACAAAGAACGGATTGCGGTCAACAGTGACCTGTTTGATATGCACGGCGGGGATATCATCGGCGTGTGTGAGCGGTGGATTGACACGACCTTTGTGGTAGCGCGCGCACGGGAGCGCATGAAGCAGAACCTGAGCCCTATCAACATAGTCAAGAAAGTCACAGACAAGCTGTCTGCTGCCTACGACTATGGGGTGTCGCGGACTGTCACTGGTGGCACACAGGCACTGCTTGACGAGTACATCACCAAGACCAGGGCATCCGAAAGGCTCAGCGAAGCGTGGGAGATGAAGAACCTCTGCAGGGATTCACTCATCCAGTTGTTTGTAGACGGTGACTACACCAGGTCTCGGGTCATCGCGTCTCACCAATTCGTCGTTTGGTCTACGGACACACTGTACCCGAACAAGGTCACTGGTGTCATGGTGTTTGCTGGATATCGACGTGACTCCGACGGCAAGGCGAGGATCTGTTGGACTGCGTGGACAGAGGAGGAGGTCTGGTCGTTCGATGAGGATGGCAAGCCCGTGCCTGCACTCATGGCAGGAAACGAGGATGGGATAAACCTGTGGGGTATCATCCCGTTCGTCTATCTGACCGGGGATAGTATGCGGGTGATGCCAAAGCCGGACAAAGATTTCCTTGCTATGGCACGGCTGTTGCCTATGCAGGTGACCAACCTAAACTATGCAGCCGAGTACCAATCACACAGCATCGTCGCGATATTCAACGGCCCCGAAAAAGCGAAGTTCGACCGCAACCCCGACGCTATCTGGATGATGCAATCAGAAGGTGGAGATGACCCTAGCATCGAAGTGCTTTCACCCAAGGTCGATATCGAAGGATGCAAAGGCCTTATCCTCTCGCAAGTGTCGATGTTTCTTAGCATGAGGGGCATCCGTCCAGGGGCCATCTCCTCTGATGTTGCAGAGGTGCAGCTATCTGGTGTGTCCAAGATTGTGGATGAGGCTGACGCCACGCAGCTCGTACTCAGACAACAGCAAGACGCCGTCGAGGTGGAGCGTGAGTATTGGAGCAAACTTGCGATTATCCACGACGCGGCCGGGCTACCGGGACGATGGGGCAACACGGTCGACTCTCTGTCTGTGGAGTTTGGTAAGCCGGAGCTTATCCCTGACCAGTCTGCCCTGACCGATGTGCTCAGCAAGCAGATGGAACAGAACCTCATCACGCGAGAATTCGCGCTTCGCCGGTTGTACCCCCACATGACAGAAGACCAGCGGCAGGAGATGCTTGCAGAAGCACAGCCTGAGCCAGCCCCTGCGCCAGCCCCCGCACCAGTAATCCAGGAGGTTGTTGTCGATGAGCGAGACACAGCAAGTGACGCGCCTTTCGGTGCCTGATGACTGGACGTCGTTCGAACGGGAGGAGTTCGCCCAACAGGTGGTGGACTTCATCAAAGCGCGCACGGACGACGGCAAGGACATCAACAACCAATCATTCGCAGGATACTCGGACAGTTACGCGAGTAGTCTGGATTTTCGCATTGCAGGCAAGAGTAAGAGCAACGTGAACCTGCGCCTATCCGGGGAGA